AAATGGCTTTGCAATGCCCTGTGAGTCAGCGCTCTGGGGGCCTTGGTAATATGTCGTGCTATCTCCAAGGTTGGCGCCTACTATCTTAAGGGTAGATCCCTCTCCTAAATGCGAATGGAGGTTATCACCTGAAAAAAGGCTTATATTCAGACCCGAGCCATAGTTAGTATAACCACCTATTTCAAAGCCCGAAGCGGTATCCATGAAGCCTCTAACTACAGCTTCGAAACTACTATTTGTTTTACTCGTTAGAGATCCTTCTAAAGAGGCAGACGTGTTGTTTCGTATTCCAGTTACCTGATCTACTATTATTTCTGTGTCTCCTCCATATGTAACGGAAGCATTAAGGCTAGTACTTGTATCTCCGTTTATATCTACATACAATACTATGTCGCCTCTAGTTGATCCATAATCTCCTGAGCTACCGTCGGTGGGAGTTAAACCATTTAAATATCCATCCGTAAAAGTTAATACCTCTGCCTCTTTAAACCCTCCTGCACCCTGACGAGCTACTGAAATGGAGTTTACAGATCCGTCTTCTCTTACAGTAAAGTTCACAAGTAATCCGTCGCTCCCTGCTATGTCACCTGCGCCGCTAGTGCTGCTAGGTACTACATTAGTAAAGACTAAGTCTCCTGCTCCTGTGTCTGCTAAAACAACAGCTGCTGCGCCGCTAGTGCTGCCAATTGTTTCATGTATTCCTAAAGGATCTGATTGATTATTTAAAAATACTTGGGTCAGCGAGCCTATATTTATAGCGTTAGACGTATCAGTAAAAAAGGTTCCTTCCCATATATCCTGAAATACTACTCTAATTTTCGTACTTGATAACGGAAACACAGTTACAATATTTGCATGGAAAGTCTGATCATCTCCATCAAATTGGTTAAAGTCCGCGCCATTAAACAAATTATAAGTAGACTGTGTTAAAGCATACCCTACGCCTGAGTCCTCTACGTCTATATAGGCATTTGTTATTCCGCTTAAGCCAACATCGTACCTATACCTACCTTTTGCTACAATTAAGCTAGCAGGTAGTGTTTTTGTGCTTTCGGGGAACGTTCCTACGACCCCTAAAGTCAGGTTAAGGGCATTTTGATGGAAAACCTCGCCACTGGCTGCGGACTGAGCCGTTATTCCCTCTGTACTTATATAATCGGCTAGCTCTTTTGCTCCAGGTACAGTACCGGCCCAGTTGCTAGTTATTAAGGGAGTTTCTGGGTATACTAACCTGAATTTAGTAGTTTTGTCTGCTACTATCAAATCATCATGATCGCAAAGGAAATTAAACGTTACTCCGCCTAGAGCTATGGTCACAAAGAAGTCTGTATCATTGCGATAACCCGCTCCCGGAGTATCTACAGAAATAATTGTTAGAGCTGAGGTAGTACAGCTTACAGTACATGTTGCGTTAATTGCACCCACAACGTTAATAGACGAATTTACTATTTCTACGCCAGATGTTGAGCCTGTAGCAGTTGGAGTGCCTGTCTTGCTTACAAATTGAAACTCAGCAGCCTGATTCCCTGTACGCATGCCTCCAGAACCTAGTACTACCTTGGCTATAGTTCCGTTTAGTAGATGAGTAGGATAGTTTGCAGCTATCCCAGACAGCTCCACTTCTTGATAGTCATATAAACCGTGAGCTGCATTGGTCTCAAATACAGCAATAGAACTACTGGTTATAGTTTTTATATCTCCTGACTTAGACCTAACACCTAGGCTGCCTTCTACTGTTGCACGGGCTGAAGCAGTTGCCTGCACCCCTGAGCTATTAGACATATTAAGACGGGCCATCTCTCCTCTACTTCCTTGATCGTCTACAATAAATGTTGACCCCGCCCTTACTGTGGCATACTGTGTAATGGACTCGCCTTCAGAAGTATCTAAGCTTTTAAAGGTTGTATCATACTCAATGCTAAAAATATCTGCCGCTTTATTAATCTTAGCAAGTATAGTATCATTTACAATGCTTATTTTTAAAGTTTGAGCAAAAAGATATGCATCAGTATAACTGCGGGTCAAAGGATTAAGTAGATTCAAGGTATGATCGTCTACTACTAATTCTATCTCACAATACTCCGAAGTAGCTACTTCTGTTCCTATAGAGCTGTTGGTAGTAATCTTTATTAAGTCTCCCGACTTAAAGTCTGTAGTAAATGAAGTATTAACTCCTTTAAGTGTGGGAGTATTCTTAGTTCCAGAGCCTCTAATTTCAGAAGATGTAGTGACGACTCCTCCAGAGACATAGTCACTAAGCGTAGACCCATCAATCAATCCTGAATTATCTGAAGTATATAATACTACTTGATTCTGTACAGAGGAATGATATATTCTAGCTACTACTGTTTGTCCGTTTAACTCTGACATACCTTGTATACCTGAAAGAGATATAGTATCTCCATCTTCTAAATAGTTAGGAGCAGTAGTTGTTAGTACAACTTTACTATTAGGTTGAACTACTTCCAGTTTTGATACAGCAAAAGCTCTGCCACTACTTAAAAGGCTTAGGCCATTATTCGAGGCTCCAAGTTCTTTTAAGTAAGGAAAACTAGTAGTATTCTCTGTTAAGCCATCCTTAGTTACACTATCAACATGTATTTCTGCTGCTTTCCATGGGTCTCCCGATAGCGCAGATGAATGGCTGTAAAGCCAATATGCACTGCTACCATTTGCCAAAGAACTAAAAGATTGCTGAGATGTAGAACTATTAGATGACGTTACGTCATAGTTATAGTTAGAAACCGTTTTAAATAGGTAGTTAGATTTCAATATAGTTAGTAGGCCGGAAGTGGTGCTAAAATCTAAGGTCGAGTTTATATCTCCCCCTCTTGGGATTCTTCCTACTTTTCCTACTCCAACTGGAGGGGAGACCGTCTTAACAAATACTAAAGGCTCTGAGTATCTTAGAGGTTTTCCATATCCAAAAGACCTTATTTTAAAAGTATAAGTGCCTTCATCAACATTTAGAAGTTTTACTTGGGTATTGTTAGAGCCAGTAACAGTAATAGTATCTGTGCCGTTAGGACTAGTTGTTTGGTACACATCATGTTCTACACTATACCCTGCAATGTCTCTTGCTTGTATATCAAAGCTATTTCCATTACTATCTGTAACAGTTGTAGAAGGTACGTTCCACTGCACTATTAAATCATAGCCCCCCAAAGAAGACCCTGCTCCAGTTTCCGTAACCAAATCTGCCGTCATAGATGCAGATGCATTTACAGGTATAGACATTACAGAACTTGCTAGCTCGTCGTCAAAGAAAGGGTCAGACAAAGTAGAATTTTTAGTATCTATCTCTCCAAACTTTGACCTGTCAAACAGGACGCCCTTAAACTCTACGTTCATGTTGTCACTAGAGTGCGTTATTGATATAATTCTGTAATCCTCTACTAGTGAATTTTCTAGCTCTGTATTCTCTGTTATGGCCCAGACATGCTCTTTAAGTTGGTCTGTGCTAGAAGGTTCATGTCCACGGTAAGGCTGTGTTGACTGGTATTCGCGTTCGCTAGTTACAAAATAGTTTATAGGACTAGATAGAAGTACCGTACTTGACTGCCCAGGATTTATTATTTCTTTCTTTATTATAGAAGTTCTATCTGTTTTTTGAACGACCACAGTATTATTGCTATCATCCACTACCTCCATATCGCTTAAGTTGGAAGAGAATAAGGGCTCTCCATAAGCACTCTTTTCTATTATCTGACCTCTTTGGTATCTTATTCCGTCTATAATGGCTGTGTCTTGTTGGAGATGAAACACGGAGTCAGATACCTGTACGCAAAATAAATAAGATTTAGCAGGGTCTAGATCGGCTATCCGGTCTAGCTGTACAGTATTATCTCCATCATACGACTCTACTCTTCCCGAGCTTGAAATTTTTAACCCTCTTTGCTGGTCCTGTATAGTAACTACATCACCTATTTTTAAAGCGGCAGAGTTTAAAGACGACTTAAACGAAACTATCTTACCCTCTCTAGTATTACTGAGCATGTGCCATTCGGCAGCTCGTTTTGCCTGACCTTTAGAAGTACACCCATATGCAACAGACTTTGTACTCGACACTCTTCCCAATTGTAGCTGGCTATCCAAATCGTCTAAAATCAATACATCCTGTCTGTACTGCTGCTCTGGATCATTCCAAGTAAGTTCTACAGAGTTTGTGCTGGCTGCAATGCCTGTACGCTCATAACTAAATAATCCATCTAAAACATTTGCTTGCGTAAATAAGTAAAGAGGCTCTTTAGGTCTATCTTGAACGGGAGATATTTGAGAGTTCTGCCATACTGTCATACCTCGGAACACAGAAGCTAGATCCTTAAGGACTTTGTACGCTTCAGTGCTTTTAGTGATATAAGTATTGCACGTAAATCTTGGCTCTAGGCCACCTTTGCCGTCGGGTACTAATTCATCACAATATCTTGAGATAGCATACAGCTCATATATGTCTATATCTTGAGGTTTTATATAGTCACCTAACCCATACTCTACATTTGTTAAAATATCATAGAAAATCCAAGCAGGATTGTTTGTGTATACGTTAGCGTCTCTAAACGTGCCATCCCACACTACGTAGTCGTTTGGTCTTATTATGTCATTTTTAAAATTGATCTTAACCGTGTAATTCTGCCCGCTGACAAGGTCCGCAGTTGCAGCGTCTCCGCTAAATACTACTTGGAGACGAACCTCCGAAAGCCCCTCACTACTGGTAGTATCATAAGTAGTATATGTAGTGGTTAAGCCATTACTATCTGTAATATCTACTGAATCTACCTCACCAGTTAAGTTATACCCCGTAGTCCCATATATCGCATACTGAGGATTAAGATTCAAAATCAGTCGCTGAACCAAGGAGCTGACACGAGTTTCCTGCATCAGTCTAGTAACTAGACCATCTGGGTTTGGTTGCATGTCGACCGAGTTTCCTTGTCCTTCCGAAAACCCTAGACCACCTGGAATACTTGCGGCAGTCATTGTATTTGTTACGGTATTTCTTAGAACCGTCTTCTCTTCTACTGTGGTCTCTCTATTATTTATATCAATATCGGCTAGTTGTAGTCTAAGTCTAGAGTATCTTGCTACACCTGTTTTTGTGCCCGACATTAGGGCATCTTCTTCTCTGGTTACATAGTTACTAGGTACTTTTATCTTCAAGCCTCTGCAATGGTAGCTTCTTGCAGGCATTGAGTCAAAATCTGCACCTGAAAAAGTTACGGCTGCATACGCAGTTAAAGGGTAAGTGAATTTATCATAAAACAGCGCTTGCACATACTGTACACTAGCAGTTAGAGACGCCTGTTTGATGGTACTGGAGTTTGCTCGATGACTATTTGAGGTATAGTCTTCATAATTATCGGGAGTAGTTCTATCTATCTCTATTTCAAAATCTGTGAAAGGTTGAAATCGTGTTAGATCGAGTTCTACTTCTCTTGAGAAAGTACCTTTTCGATTTTCACTTATTAAGAGACCAATACCGTCCTCATCAAATAGCCCCGAGTACCCCTCATTGTTTGACACGTCCCACCAATCTCTTTGCTGAACTACGCCTTTAACTACTTCTTCTTGAAAATCTTCGGTTATACTATTTCTATGTCTAAACTTAATAACTGCGTCAAAGGGGGCTTTACTGTAGTTGCCGTTTTCACTCACTCTATATAGCCCGCTAGGGAATAGTATATTTAAGCGAATAGCATCTACTTGAGCAGCTTGCAACGCAGACAAGCCTAAAGACGCAGTGCTTGTACCTGATGAAGTATAAATAGTAGGAGCAGCTGTACCTCTAGCATAGTTATTTCCCCACAATAGCTGAGTGTTGGGGTTAATGATAACATTCGTTCTGGGAGGGTTAACTCCTGACTCATCATTTCCTATTGCCGTTTGCCCTCTTTCTCCGTTTCTAAACTCGGAGGTTCCTCTAAATTTAGCCTCAGATACGCCCTCTGAGAAAGTAGTAAATACATGTGCTCGGGCTATTTGCTTACTTAATGCAGGTGGAGCAGGTGCCCAAGAATTAGCTACATTAGATACTTCTATCTCTAAATCATGAAACCCTGCCTGCGAACTAGGAGTAATGTCTATGATCTTTGCTAGTAGGTCAAATCGAAGCCAAGAAGACTCATGATCTCCTGCGGGGTATCCAGAGGGATCAGTACCTCCATTCCCTAGTCTTCCTGCTCTACCATAGGCTTTTGGAAGGGCATCTGGATCTCCAAATTTGTATTCACCTAATGTGAAAGCGTCCCACAGTTGGCTAGAGGTATTACGACCTAGGTTTAGATCATCTGTATCTTTGTGCAGTTTGCTAACACTAGACAAGTAATGGGCTCTAGTGTAAGAATCGCTCCCAGATCTGTAAGTGCTGTAGTTTACGTGTGTAGTAAAAGTTTGCTTAACTTTAGAAGTTGCACCTTGTACAGCAAATGAACCTGTTCGTGCAAAATACTCTAGATCAATAGTCTCTTTAAGAAACAATTTACGGTAGTCCGTCCCTAAGTCTACCGAATCAGTAACTCTATCAAATCCATTGCCTGTCCAAGGATATACTTGGATTGCCTTACCTGCAGACTGTGAAGTATCCTGTCTCATCCACCCTTCGCCTTCGTCTTGGCTCCCTTTATTTTGCCCATCTACTACAGCAAGCCCTCCGTATACGGATAGCTCTACTTTTCTTCCTACACCTTCGACCCATAGCCATCTAGGGTAGGTGGAAATAGTAGACACATCTATATTCTCTACTGAAGCGGAAGGAACTCGTACTATATTGCTATTAGAGGTGACTGATGCAACAGTGTTTATAGTAGTTGAGTCTATTACATCGCTTTTTGCGCCCGCACTTTGTATTGCGGTATCATTAAAAAAGATGCTTTCTTTACCGTTTACCAAGCCCTCTATTGGGCCTGCCGATATAGCATCTAATACTCTTCCTGACTGATTACTTACTCTTGACATAGTTATAAAGTTCCTAGTGTAATGTTACACTTGCGTCTTGGATAGATGCTACGTTTGGTAATACGTCTATCGACTGATCTAGTTGAAAAAATTCTGCGCTGATTGCTGCGCCGCCTACTACTAATTCTCCGTATAATAAAGGTACGGGAGTTCCATTCTTACTTACATTTACAGGGCCATTAAACATCTTATCTATGCCCTCATTAGGGTCTTCTCCTGCAGGTATGTCTGCTGCTGGATCTGGTGCCATCAACTGCGTTATACCTGATATGGCCAAATTCACTGCCATCCCGTAAACAACATTTTGTAGAAATCCTGGTGCCATTCCTGGTGCCACCATAAAAAGCACTACGCTGATTGCTATAGCAAGAAATTTACTTTTGCTTCCCGCAGGAACTATGGTTATAAATATATCTTCATCAGATATATTCATTAATAGCTCTCTAGGATCTACTAATATATCTGACCCTCGTACGATTTCTATATCTAGTCCTGCTTCATCACACTCTATTAGGTATTTTCTAAACCCGGGGGTCTGGCAGTCTATAAGCTTTAGTATATCTTGTATAGTCCCGCACTTAATATGCCATTCTTTACCGAACTGCTCTAATCCTCCCATTAAAGTTACTTTTTGCATCTTATGTACCTCGTAATAAACCTGCCCCAACCTGTATAAATACTTTCGGTACAAGAGAGTCTATCTTTCATGTGATGAATATATTGGCCGTTTCCGATATATACGCCACAATGGTTTTCTATAGTATTGTGTATTTTGAATATTACTATGTCACCTTTTTCTGGGGTTTCTACTTCTACACCTTTCCAGCATGTCTCTGCTAGGTTCTCGAAATACGCTACTCCCTTTTCGTAAAAATCTTCCTCAAACTCTACCATCGGTAGCTCTATATTATATTCCTGCAGATAGTAGTCTCTTATTAAAGTATAGCAGTTTGCAGTTTTAAAATCATATACCCTACCTGCTAAAGGTCTCTTGTGGTCTACTGGAAGGTAGACTGATTTTTCTATTTCGGGCAGAGAGTATATATGATAAGGTATTCTCAAATGATCACTAGCTTTTTTATCTGCGGGGCTTGCTTCGCAGGTTGAATCGGGATGGCTATGTACTATAGCCTCTATGTCTCCTTGTAAGCCTAAAGATACGAAGTCTTTTGCTGCTATTTTAAAATTGTTAAACTTGTCCTCTGCAATATTGTCGCAAGGATGCCATTCTAAAGTACCTTTTCTATTTAATATGATACCGCACCCCTCTTCGGGGTATAGGTCACTAAGGTATCTTAATATATCTTGTTCCATTATTTAAATCTCCTTGAGCCAGGGAAGCCACCAAAAGGTATAGCGACCGAAGATCTCACAACAGAGGTTGAGGCTGTAGTCTGTGGGCTAGATGAGGCTGAAAACGAAAATCTAACACTATTTCCATTCGCGTCTACACAAGCGTCTACTACCTCTCCTGTTGGCCCGAATAATCTAGGTTTTCCATTCGCGGAATAGTTTAATGGGCTGCTGCCGCCACCAAAAGCGCCTGAAGGTATTAAATTATTAACAATAGCCTTGGAAGTGTCCATAATAGGGTCAGGAACTGTACACAGGAATAGGCCGTTAGTACCCAATCTAGCACTATCTCTGTACCATACCCGACCTTCCGCTGTGCCCACTCCCCAATCACGAGTCATGTCAAAGCGGGCATCCCAGATGGTAAATGTAAAGCCATCGAATCCTCCTAAGATTCCGTCTGTCCAGTTAGAGTTCGGTCCAGTAGCCATATTGTATACAGACGCCGGTGTCCAAAAAGGTTTTCTACCTGAAGGAGTGAAAGGTCCATTGTGCTGACTTGGGAAATAGCCCGTAGCTGAAGCCAAGGTCGATGCCATTCCAGAAGTACCTTCGTTTTCCATTTTCATAAAATACAAAGTGTCTATATTAAAGCTCAAACCTCCCGTAACGCTCGGTTGCGTAATTTCGGTACCTGAATTAAGACGGTTAAAGATACCGTTCTGTCCAGGATAGTATACAAAGATACCTTTTTCAGCTGCAAGAGCCTGGCACTTTGAAACACTTGTGTCCCAGTACGGCCAATTTTGTACGTAGTTTCCATCTATAAATACAGATACAGCTACGTAGCCTTCATCTCCTAAAGCGGAGTATACATCACTGTCTACTCTCCAACCATCTTGGTCGGCAATAAAGGGCTCCACGTTGTTGGGTATTCTAAAATAAGCCTGATTATCTGGATTGCTTACATCAAACTCATACTCAAAAATACTGTCGCCAGGTTGCGTTACATCGGTAACGAGATCTATCTCTGACGCTCCAAAACGTAGTACACAAGCATTCAAAGTTTTACTACAAGAGTCTCCTCTTTTCCAATACTCGGATATAAGGTCACTTTGAATCTCTCCGACTTCTAGCTGTCCAACCTCTCTAAATGGAGTGTGCTTATCAGTAGCTAGTAGGTTAGGGTCTACGGAACGGCTGGCTACTTGGTATACTTGAGAAAAGGGAAGGTTCTCTGATCTACTTATCCAAGCATTTGCCCCCTGGAAGCTAATATTTTCATCAGTTATGTCCCCTAGTCCGACTAATATATAGTATTGGTCATCGTTGTATCGCCATAGAGTGGCTTCAGCTTGCTCTAACCCGGCATTGAGCTCGTTTCTAAAAGCAAAATTAAAGCTTATAAGCCTGGGGGCGGTGTATATGGTTCGTTTAGTATCGTCACGCGAAAGCACTGTACCTAAAGCTGTTACCGACTCTGTACGCTGATATCTTATACTATAAGCTTCTCCGTTAAGTATGCTCAAAGCTATATCTTCGTCTATGCTTATTGCGTGTACTCTTCCAGTGGCTCCGGGTGTTAGGTACAAAGCCTCGAAAGCTCCTCCAATTGTCGACGTTATAGGCTCTTCAGAGAACCCAATATCTAAGCTGTGATGAAAGCCGTCTGTAGCTAGCTGGCTTACATACTCGTTGTTTCTCTTATCTGCGTAGCCTTTATAGTATTTTGTTTTATCGTATGCAGAGTATACACGAACTTGCCTCCACTTAGAAGAGCCCTCCCTAGGAGTTTCTTTGTCTACAGGTACAATCATGTCTTTTGTGGCCTGCCAGTAGTGTTTTATAGAGCTGGTAGATGCTAGTTGAATTCCATACTGATCTATTTCATAAGCATTCGCATATGTAAAAACATAGCTATCTTTTAATATCGCCACATCGTCGGGTATAAGGTTAAATTGAGTTGTTATCAACCTTGAGTCTATAATATACTCGTCTGCCGGACTCATATTCACAGTAGTGTACCTACTGCCTGTCCATAATTGGTTCGATCGAGGGAAAGTGCACCCTCCTCTAGGCTCGGAACCCCTAACAGGATCAGCGGGACTGTCGAAGTTATCGAGAGACGCGCCTTTATACTTCCAAGGGCATTGTCCTCCAACAATTCGTCTTCTAGGTAGTTTTACTGCTTCCAAGTCATAAGGAGCTGCTAGTTCATATACTAAAGTTTCAAAAGTCTCTCCTGCCAGTCTATCTATTACATAACTCTCTACAGGTAGGCAAGACCCCGCTCTTCCTTGCTCGTTACCCCACAGGTATTTTTTAAACGTCTGACGTATCTCGACACGCCCTCCTACTAAAGACTCTGGTTTTATATCGAATATAGAGGACAAATTACTTAGTGTCATCTGAGGTCTCGGTAAAGAAGAGGCCGCTGAGTTCTCTACTTGGGAAACCTCCACCGGAAAGGGGCTAAAGCCCAAGGCTCTACTCTTCTCTGTAAACCAGAAAGATACTATTTCATCCTCTTGTACCGAGGGAGTGAGATTATATGTAGGAAAATTAGTGAGCTCTCCATTCCTATCTAGGGCGTATATAGAGATTAAAATGACAACGTCGTCCATCGCCAATTTTTGCGTTTCATTGGTGAAAGTTTGGTTGGTGTTTCTTTGATAAGCCATTATATGTCGTATACCCTTCTAAATGTAGCTGTTATAGTATTATAGTTATTAAACTCAAAAGTACGATTATAGTCTTCGCATACTACACGAACAGTTTCGTAATTTGAAATAGTGTCTGCAGGTAGGCCAAACTCAAAAGAAGTTACCCCCATTATACTGTCAAAGTATGTAGCAATAGCATTTACTTCAGTAATGGGCCTATTCGAAAGAGTTATAGAATACGTAGCATCTAAACTATTTATACCTTTTCTAGCTCTCGCCTCGTATCCATCTCCGAATTTAGCCGATACTACTACGGGCTTGGCCGTTTTAGTAATGTTTTTGTCTGGTACTACGTTAAGCCCAGTTGGTAAAATAAACCCTATCATTACATTGCTCCATAAGGGCTTAATAACCCACCAGGTCTTTTCTGTTTAACTAACTCTTCTTGCACTGCTTGGCTTAATGCTTTTGCTAATGCTTCATCATTACCTTTGCTTTCTCCACCGGAGCTAGAAGTATCTGTTGTAGAAGAACCTTCTTTACTTATGTTTACACTTATATTATTAGTTATAGTAGCGCCTGCTCCGCCTTTCATTTCTACAGGTATTTTATTGCCGTCAGGTAAAGGAACGATAGCTTCGGTGCCATGTAGCAATGCGGTATATCCAGCTTTACTACCTTTAGATATGCCGCCATTTGCAAAGCCTGCTCCAAAATCTGCATAGCCCATTGATCCGGGAGCTGCACCAGCACCAGCACCAGCACCAGCACCTGGAGCATAAGCAGATGCAACACTACTAATGATCATAGATATTACGCCTGAGTCTGAGCCCCCGCCTCCGCCTAAAAGGTTACTTAACATACCAGAGAAGCCAGTACCAAAATTGCTAAACATATTGCCTAGTCCCGTAAGAAACCCGCCTCCGTTAGTGCCTAATATGCCTTTGAACTGGCTACCAAAATCTGTAAAGTGGCTTTTCAAAGAGTCTACCGGTCCTTGCAACTTATCTGATACGGCGCCTAACAAGCCTGCGTTTCCTTGTTTAGAGGGGTCTGTTGTGGTAGAGCTACCTTGAAGAACTGCACCACTAACGGTTGTTTGACCTTCTGCTATACCGCCTGCAATTCTAACGCGTAAAGCATCCCCATCAAGAACTTTTTGCATTATATCTTCTGTAGACATAGTTTGAGTAGCAGCTTTATCTCCGAATAAGAAACCGGTAATACCTCTAGACATTTCTTTCGAGAGTGTTTTAGCCTGAGATTCTAGACCCCCTTTTACTGAGCCTAGCGCGGCATCTGTTCCGCTGCTTGTCTTGCCTGTAAGTAAATCATTTATTCCCGAAGTAGTAGATCCTTCAAAACCATCTTTAAAAGATTGATTCATTTGCTTAACTAAATCTAGTTGATCTTCTAATAAGGTTTTTTGAGCCTCTAGATTTTGCGTTTTAGAGTTTTGAATGTCTAAAGCTCTTTGGTCTGCTACTAGATCTCGTTCTCCTCCCATTCTCATTTCTTTGCTTATGTTATGAGAAGCCTCTTCACTATTTTTTATTTGGAGAGTAAGCTGATTTATTTTATATAGTTGAGAAAGTCGTTCCTTTTGTAAAGGGGTTCGCCCTCTTGATTCCTCTAAAAATGCTGTATTTAGCATTTTTTGAGCCATTAGTTCTCTATGTTTTGCCACAGCCATAGACTTCATCAGTATAGCTTGCTTTCTAATTAGCGTTAAACGTTCTCGGTCCTCTTTAGATAGTTTTTTAGCATCCTTTGCCATTTCAAGAAGTAAAGCTTGTTCTTCTCTAAGAGCTTTATGTAGTTTATCATACTTACTCTCAGGAAACAAGTCAGATAAAGCAGACTTAAATGATATAGAATTATCTTTAGCTGCAAGACCTGCTGCTGAATATACGCCCGCTAAGTGTTTTACTCTCTCTGTATGTACAAGTATAGCATCGGCATCTGTTCCGCCTATAGCCGCCATGTAACCTTGCATTATCTTACTAGAGTTTAGAACCTCGTTATCAAGACTTCTAAATGCAGACTTTAATTTTTGAAAGTGCTTGCCAGCAGCAACAGCCTCTGGGTTGTCTTGAAGAGGTTCGTCAGCTTTATTGGTTTGCGTCAATTCTGTATGCATGCCGCTCTTCGCTCTTCTATACGCAAATTCTGGCACAAAGGCAGCATGCTCTGCAGCTTTTTTATTAAAAGCTGCTAAGTCGTTTGCAAGTTTCTTTAGCTCGTCTCCACCTACGGAAGCTATAGAGTTACCCAAAACCGACATACTTTCCTTTGTTAGAAAGCTTTCTTTTCTATGGTGGGCCATTACCTCACTTAGATGAGAGTACTCCACCGCAAGAGATTTTAGCTTTTCGGCTAGCTTCTCTTTTGTCTGCTTTGCCGCTTCTTCTTCTTCCGATAACGCTTTAGTTTTGAAGAATAAGTCTTTCAACATTAAAGCGCCTGTAACTGCTAAAGATATCCAACCCAGTGAGGCCATTAGAAAGCCCATAGCTCGTCCTGCTGCTGCAGCCCCGACCTTTATAGCATTAAAAGCGGCGGAAGCCCCTAACTGAAGTTTTCTGTAGCTTATAGCCATCCTATTGTGAGCTATTTGGGTATCAGTAGCTACCTTACCTTGAGTTATTTTATTAGCTACCTCAAGGTCTTTTAAGTCTAGTATTAGAGCTGTTTTTTGCTTTTTGGACAACATCATCATTTGTCCGGTACCTTTTTCGTAGTCCCGTACCATTACTTGAATCTGCCTCTTACTAAGCTTAGAGGGGTCTTTCATTGCCTGCGCATAAGAACCTGTAAACTTCTGACCAGTTGACTTAAGAGTAGATTGTATTCCTGCGCCGGACATAGCCCCTAAAGCTTTACCTGCTGCTTTATCGCCTCTACCCGCTTTAAGTGCTCTATTATATGCCACAAGTTTATCGGTAGCCAGTTTAGTAGCATTCGCTGCCGCTGTGAAAGAGGCTTTCGAGCTTGTGCCTATTGTTGCTAGACCAGGTATAATGCTTTTAGCAATACTCGCTCCCAACAGACCAAAAGCAGCTATAGCTAGCTCAGGTACTCGTGTTAGTATACGTGCTAAGGGCTCTAAGCCTCCACCTATTACATTCTTAACTTTATTAAGTATATCATCAAAAGCTTTTCCCAGTTGTGCGTATGCATTGGGAGTAACTTTTACTATAGCTAGTATGCCGCCATATTTTCTCTCTGACTCTTCTAGTACGAAGTTTGTTACTGCCTGTTGTCTCTCGAACGTGGATAGCTCTTTGCCTAACTGTCCAGTTGTCTGTCTGTAGCGCTCTGCAGCGTCATCAAGTCTAAGTATAATACCTAATTCATCTAGTAGCTCGGGCTCTGCCTTTGTGGCACCTCTTACTAGACGGTTGAAAGAGTCTGTAACATCCCTACCTAACACTACGGATACGTCTTTTGCGGCTTTACCCATTCTCTCTAACTGGCTTACACTTAGTCCAGAGGAGATACCTATAGAGGCTGCTTGTGCTGCATCTTGGAACGTTAGCATGCCATCGGCAGCTGCTATAATATCGTTGGTTAAAGTACGCATTCCAGTACCTGTAGCACTAGAGTAGGCTATCTGCCCTGCTTGTAAAGTACGTAATTGACCTGCGTTTTTCAAGAAGTTGAAGGCTGCGGATACGGCAAACAATGTAGAAGCTAATACTGCATATGCAGGTACTAGTCCACCAGTTATACCTTGCGCCATTTTGGAGAAGTTCTTAGTGCCACTAGAAGATTGTCTAGATGCACCTTTTAATCTACGGTCAGCAGAGTGTGCACTATTAGATACGCCATCTAATTGCTTACCTAATTTCTTAGCATCAACGGTAGCTTTTTGCATCTTGCCGTTGATTACTACATCAATCTCTACTTTATTCTTTGCCATTAGCCTTTTACACTATGAGCGTAGTTCTTACCACTCCCTGCCGATTCTCTTCGTTTATCGGCTTTCATCTTCGCTTTTGCCTTCTCTGCTCTATGTTGTACTATTAAGTTTTCATACATTTTTATAAACATTAATACTTCTTTGACATCCTCTACTTCGTATAAATTCATAAAGTATTCTAAACAAGTATAGTCTTTTCCCATATACGTTCCTGACATGCCTTCCCATACATCAGGAAGAAATCCGAACATAAAAAATGCCGTTTGAACTTGCTCAGGAAACCCTGATAAGTCAATCGGCATTCTTTCGGGGTCAGGCTCTTCACCTAACTGCTCGCAGATACGAAGATACTTTTCTACATCAACAGACGAATCAGATTGCTTTACGTATCGTACAAGTAGCTCGTATATCCGCTCTACTTGTTCTCGGTAAAATTTTCCAGTTCGCTTCCTGTTTCTGTAATCCAAGTATCGAATAAATTCGAGTTTTTCATCAAAGTTTCGGCATTATCTTGCGTAAAAGCTAGATCATCATCAGCGTCCAAACTAGATATATCAACCAAAAGAAGCTCTTCTAGGTAACGATATTTTAAGCCAGACCATCCTTTAATTACAGCCTTACAATATTCTGTTAAAAACTTTTCTTCGTTCAATTCTTCTTCAGGTTGATGCGTACGCTTATTAAATTTAGTGTGTGTACACTTCTTTCGAAGTCTAACCAACTCTTCCCTAGCTAAGTAACAAACAGATACTGACATGCCTGGATACCCAGGGAAATCGATAGATACTGTTTTAGTCGGTGTCATCAAAGATGATAGTGATACTACTGGTGCTGAGTCGTTCATATTAAGTCCTGAATAAGTAATTATAGTAAGAAAGTGAGGTAATTTATTAACCTCTTAAACAATTTTATAATACATAGTATATTTTAATCCAAGGAAAAAGTCAAGAACTTTTTTTAAGAACCTTTATACTGAACCACCAATTCATTTGCAGGACCTATAGGATTACTCCGTGTATCGCTAGAGGCTTGTTTAGTAAGAAAGCTACTGTGTGCGCTAAAATCTATGGTCGTAGTGAGTATGTCATCTATATTATGAGTGGGCGTTTTTAAGTGAACATTTTCCATGATAAAGCTCACTGTATTACCCTCACCCTGAAGACCTCCCAAATTAATGTCTAAGTTGCTAAGTAAAGGCGTAATGAAGTCTTTATTTTGATCCGTTACATCTCCTTCAAAAGACAACCTCGAGGAATCAGTAGTGTTGTACTGGTACGACTTGATGTTATCAAGCAGGGCTGAAGTATTATCCTCAAGATAAGCAGTTAAAGAACCTTTTATACTTCTGGCTCCTACAGGTGCTGCAATTGGTTGATCAAGAGTGCCTAGTCGATTATTATAAATTACTTGTAGATTATTCTCTATAGTTATATTTCCTGATAGTATAGGAATATCAAATGTACCTATAGGGGATACGGTAGCCTTGGTCGTTACTTTAGGAATTAAATACATTGTTATATTTGCAGCATTCCAAGCCGCTAGAGTACTATATTTCTTTGTTAGAGTTTTATCTGAGAGCACTAGTCTAGTATTGTTATTATCGTGTCGGTACAAGGCGGCAGGAGTATCTTCAGTAATAGCTATACTTGAGGGGTTCAGAGGGGTATCTTTATACATAACTACAGGCAGAGTTACGCCGTCAATAACTACAAATACTTCGGCATATTTATTAAGCGCAATCATTTGTACATAACTAGTAGGTCTAGCAGGCTCCCCTACCCAGGAATGTACAGCTGCAAGCTCAGTTGCAAACCTATCGAAAATGTCAAATTGTCTGCCTGCAGTATTATGAGAGTGACCAGCAGAAGAAGCCAACCCTTCGTCGTTGTTTAGTGCATTTAATGGTGTACCAATTGTAAAAGGAAAATCGTTTACCTCGGGCAAGTTTATAGTGTTTGAGGCATTAGGTTTATTTGTGTTAACCCCTACAGTAGTTAATTTGTTTCTTATGAAGTTAGTAGAAGACTCCGTTCCCTCTGTTATGCAGTCTCTCCAAGCTGTATTATTAGGATCCCTAATAGATACAGTATCGTCATCAATATCGTAAAATATGTCGCCTGCCGCAGGGGCAGATGGAGCAGAGCTAGCAATAGTGAAATTAGGAGCTTGTTGAAGAAGATTTCCTGCTACTCCACTCCACTGTATTTGTGCTACAGAATCCATATCAAAGTCTATAGAGCAGGTTGATAGAACAGCAGGCCCTAGTTTCACTACGGAGCTGCCTCCCGAATTTCTACTTTCGGAAAGGTATACTCGAACAGGGTCGTCTCCTTTTATTCCCGCTGCAATCGCTTCGGTATGTTCTCTAATTATCATTATGTTCTTGTTGCCGTCATGATACCATCTATACTCACCTCTTGACAGACCTGCATTATCTTCGTAGTCTATAAAAGTTAAAACAGTATTGGCGGGTAGAACTACGGA